AAGCGTTAACTCTTGCAGAAGGAAGTGTTGTTGCTACTGCAGGTGCCGATGTCAATGTAACCGGTCAAGAGCTAACCATTCAAGAAAATGATGTAGATACTAAAGGAACTGCAACCGTAAATTTAACAGGAATAGGCTTGACAATAGATGAAGGTATACTTAGAACAGTTACTTGGAATGAAGTAGATACCGGATCAGGAACGACTTATACTGATGTCAATACAGGCACAATTAGTGGCTGGGTAGAAGTGGATACAGGTGCAAATTCACCGTGGAAAGAGGTCGCTTGACAGTAATGTCTAAATTTAATAATATCAAATAATTTAAGGAATCTAAAATATGGCAAATACTACATCAGCTAATTTAAAATTAACGGTTCAGGCTACTGGAGAAAACTCAGGAACCTGGGGCCAGATTACGAATACCAATTTACTTATTCTAGAACAAGCCATCGGTGGTTACGATGCAGTTGCTTTAAATGCAACAACCGGTGCTACATTAACTTTTTCAAACGGTGCTTTATCCAATGGTAAAAATCAAGTTTTAAAATTAACGGGAACGATTACTGCAAATGTTGATGTCATTGTTCCTGACTCTATTGAGAAAACTTATGTTGTTGAAAATGCAACCAGTGGTGCCTTTACAGTAACGGTTAAAACAACTTCTGGATCAGGAGTGACTTGGGCCGCAACGGATAAAGGTAAGAAAATGGTTTACTCTGATGGAACAGATGTCATCGATACTTCATTTACAGAAGTCGTTTCGGACGTTTCTCCACAACTTGGCGGAAACCTAGACCTAAACTCAAACGATATTACAGGCACAGGAAACATTGATAATGTAGGAACAATCACTACAGATGGATTAACTGTTGCTGGTAATGTTAGTGTAGATGGTGGCACAATCAAACTAGATGGTAATTATCCAACAGCGACAGGAAACGTAGCTTTAGGTAATAGAGCTTTAGATGCTCTTACAACAGGTGATTATAATGTAGGTGTAGGCGAAGATGCTTTAACAGATAATACTGAAGGTTTTGGAAATACTGCTGTAGGTAGATTAGCATTAGGAGATAACACAACAGCAAATTCAAATACAGCAATAGGTTATACATCACTATATCAAAATACGACAGGTGCTCAAAACACAGCGGTAGGTAGAGATTCTTTAAGAGGCAACACAACAGCTTCTAACAACACAGCAGTAGGTTATTTTTCTTTATATGCTAATACGACAGGAACAGCTAATTCTGCTTTAGGTTTAAATGCTTTAAAAAACAATACTACAGCAAATTCTAATACAGGAATGGGATATGGTTCTTTATTAACTAACACAACAGGTTCAAATAATACTGCATTAGGTAGAGATGCTTTAGAATTTAATGAAACAGGTAATTGTAATATAGCAGTTGGTGCTTTTTCTTTAAATAACAACACCACCGCTTCCAACAACACAGCAGTAGGTTATAATTCACTTTGTACTAATACGACAGGTATTGAAAATACAGCAATAGGTTATAATTCATTATGTTTAAATACAACTGGTAGATTTAATACATCTTTAGGTGCTAGTGCTTTAGCACAAAATACTACAGCATCATGTAATGTATCTATTGGTAATGCTTCATTATTTAATAATACGACAGGTGCTAATAACGTAGCAGTAGGTTTCTTTTCACTTTTATCAAACACCACAGCTTCAAACAACACAGCAGTTGGTTTTCAATCACTTAATGCTAATACGACAGCTATTGATAATACTTCTATAGGATTTAGGTCTTTAGCCAATAACACTACAGGTTCATCACAAGTAGCCATTGGTAAAGATGCTTTAGAACTTAACACAACAGGTGCTAACAATGTTGCTGTAGGTATGAGAGCATTAGAAGCTAATACTACAGCAAATGATAATGTTGCTGTTGGTCAATTAGCTTTATTGTCAAATCAAACTGGTGCCAACAATACAGCTTTAGGAAATCAAGCCTTAGAAGCAAACACAGCATCTAATAACACAGCAGTAGGTTTTCAATCTCTAACTGCTAATACGACAGGTTGTGAAAATGTATCTGTAGGTGCATATGCTTTAGATGCTAATACTACAGGTTTCTGTAACACAGCAATAGGTGGTTACGCATTAACAAATAACACAACAGCTAGTAGGAATGTGGCTTTAGGTCATTATGCTGGATTTGCTACTACAACTGGTGGACAAATTACAGCATTAGGTTATCAAACATTATGCCACAATACAATTGGAGAAAATAATGTTGCAGTTGGCTATCAAGCTTTATTTGAAAATACAACAGCTAGTAATAATGTTGCGGTAGGTAGATTTTCTTTATGGTCTAATACAACAGCTTCCGACAACGTAGCAGTAGGTCATCAATCTTTATGCGCAAATACGACAGGAGCTTGTAATACAGCAGTAGGTAGTTGTTCACTTAAATCTGACACAACAGGTGGATGGAACACTTCGGTTGGTACTTATGCTCTTGAAGATATTACTACAGGGTGCAGAAATACAGCTTTAGGTCACAAAGCTGGTGCTAGTATAACGACAGGAGTAGGAAATGTAACTATTGGTAGAATTACTGCTGATGGTAGTTTAACTACAGGAAGTTATAATACTTTAATAGGATATAATGTCGAAACAAGTTCAAGTAGTGTAAATTATGAATTAGTTGTTTCTGCTGAATCAGCAGCAACAGGAAAAGGAGGTAGTACAGGATTTATAAATCCCAATGGTGGTGGAGTCTATCAAGGTAATAACTCATCATCTTGGTCTACAACATCTGATAGAAGAATTAAAAAGAACATAACAGATAATACAACAGGTCTAGAAAAAATATCACAAATACAAGTTAGAAACTTTGAATACAGAACACCAGATGAAATTACAGAATTACCTAAACATTCTGCAATAGATAAACAAGGTATTCAAGTAGGTGTAATTGCACAAGAGATTGAAGAAATTTTACCAGATGTTGTAAAAGAAGAATCAACAGGAGTTAAATCAGTAAATCCTGACAACATCACTTGGTATTTAGTCAATGCAATAAAAGAATTAAAATCACAAAACGAAGACTTGAAATCTAGAATAGAAGTGTTAGAAAACAGTTAAATTAAGAAAGGAATCTACATGTTAAATACATACGTCGTTGAAGGAGGCGTTGGTAAATGTACTGCATTTACTGCATTACTCCCTGAACTTAGAAAAAAATCGGAAGTGCAAATTTACACTCCGTACATCGATTGCTTTGCAGGCAATCCTGATGTTAAACTTGCTTTAGAGCAAACGCTACCGATACAGGATCCAAGGATAATGGCATCGGATAATATCTATTACTGTGAGCCATACAAATCTAATTTTCAATTTGGAAAACAACACATCATTGAAAGTTATTGTGAGCATCATGGGGTTAAATATAGTCCATCTATGAGACCAAAACTGTATACCGAGCAACATAAAGAGTCTGTTGATAAATGGTTGAAAGATAAAGAAATTGGTAAATATATTTTAATTCAATTTTCCGGTGGCCAGCCTAAATGGAACTATGCAGAAAATGTTCAATATCAAAATATTAATCCTAATAGAAACTATCAACCGTTCTTAGCACAGCAAGTTATCAATATGCTAAAAGAAGAATATAAAGATACAACGATTATTGATTGTACATTACCTAATGAGCCTGGTTATCTAAACACTATTAAATGTGATCTACACTGGGCCCAGATTCATGAATTACTAAAAAATGCAACAGGGTTTATTAGTATCGATAGCTGTTTGCAGCATTTCTCAGCCTCAACAGGAACACCAGGGGTTGTGATTTGGGGTTCAACTCGTTGGACACAATTTGGCTATTCTCACAATAAAAACTTACATTTTCACATGGGAAATAGATGGAATGAATCTAAATTTATTGATAGCGACCCTAGAAATAATATGGTAGAACCTAAATTAGTTATTGATAATTTTAAGAAACTTGATAAAAATAAACCCGTTGCTTGTGCAACAGAATAGGAGATAAATATGAGTGAAGATATAATTGATGTACCAACAGCAGAAGAAATAGCTCAAAACTATACCGCTATGGGTCATTCTGTAGATTTAATCAATGGTATTATTGATGGATCACAAATGACAGATGAGTCAGCAGAAGATAAAAAAGACTGCGTTAAAAGAAATGTTGAGCATTTAGAACTGATGGTCGCTAAAGACTATTGGACGAATGAAGACATGACAGCAGTTAATTCAGCTATTGCATCTGGCAATTCATACATCGCATAATATGAAGTTTAAATTTGACGATAAAGAGTACGATAGTGATACGCTGTCGGATAAAGCTAAGGTTTGCCTTGCAAGATTAGAAAATATATCGGTTAAAGAAAATCAACTTTCTGCAGAATTTGCTGATCTCCAAGTTTTAAAACAACACTACAATAATGTTTTAAAACAAGAATTACCTAAAGAAGAAGAAAAACAAACTTCTAAAAAGTAATTAAAATCTTTATATTTATACAAAAATATAATAGATTGTGTAAATGCTACAAAAACTTAATTTCAAACCAGGTTTTAATAAAATGGTCACTGACTCAGGAGGAGAGTCTCAGTGGGTAGACGGAGATAATGTTCGTTTCCGATATGGTTTACCTGAGAAAATAGGTGGCTGGAATCAACTAACAGCTAATAATAATACTTTACCTGGAGCAGCTCGTGCTCAACATGCATTTTCTTCTTTAGATGGAGAAAAATACGTAGCCATTGGTACCTCACAAGGATTATTTTTATATTATAATAACGAATTTTTTGACATTACTCCACTCGATGATGATGTAGTTACCGGTGTAACATTTGATGCAACAACCGGTTCAGCAACAGTAACCGTTAATAAAAATGCTCATGGATTACAAGATGGACGATATATTACTTTTTCAAGTGTAACAGTTCCAACTGGATCCGGTTATGCAACATCTGATTTTACAGACAACACATTTGAAATTACCAATGTCAATACTAATACTTTTGAAATCACGATGCCAAGTAATTCTGCATCCACTACATCAGGAACAGGATCTGCACAAGTAGATCCTTATGTCATTGTCGGTCCAACGTTTCAAACGGCTGGTTTTGGTTGGGGAACGTATATATGGGGTAATTCAACTTGGGGAACTGCAAGAGCTAGTGGAAGCGTGATCCTGGATCCCGGCCTCTGGAGTCTTGATAATTTCGGACAAGTTCTTATTGCAACTATTTTCAATGGAGAGACCTTTACTTGGGATGCAGGAGCAACGAATCCAAGAACAATTCGAGCATCTAAAAACACATCGGGTTATGAAACAACCAACAATCCGACTGCATCAAGATTTACGTTAGTCTCCGACAGAGATCGACATGTATTTCATTTTGGAACGGAAACTACCATTGGAACACAATCTTCTCAAGATCCAATGTTTATTCGTTTTTCTAATCAAGAAAATTTAAATGATTATACTCCAACTGCAACCAATACCGCAGGAACATTTAGACTCGATACTGGAAATGAAATTAGAGGAGCGGTACTTGGAAAAGATTATACATTTGTATTAACGGATAGCGCTGCATACATTATACAATACGTAGGTCCACCATTTACATTTTCAGTAAGACAAGTCGGCACGAATTGTGGTTTGATGGGTCAAAATGCATTGTCCTATTCAAACGGTCAAATATTTTGGATGTCGGGTGAAGGTGGATTTTTTGTCTACGATGGTACGGTTAAAATGCTACCGTGTTTAGTTGAAGACTTTGTGTTTACCACAACAGGAGATAATTTAGGAATTAATTATGATGCCAATCAAATGGTATATGCAGAGCATAATACTTTATACAATGAAGTCACATGGTTTTATCCAAAAGCAGGATCTGGTCAAGTTGATCGATCGGTAACCTATAACTATGGTGAAAATTGTTGGACAACCGGATCTTTAGCGAGAACATCTTATATTGATCAAGGGGTATTTAATTTACCCTATGCAACAGATTATAATGGAACTGCAACTCCTAATTTTCCAATACAAGGTATAACGGATAAATATGGAGCAAGTATTTATTACGCTCATGAAACCGGGACCGATCAGGTCAATTCATCGGGTACTACATCTATCGATGCTTACATTCAATCAGGAGATTTTGATATTACAGCAGGTAGAGGTGCTCTAGGAGGCACAACCGGTCTTGCTGATCTTAGAGGAGATGGTGAGTTTATTATGTCAATGAAACGATTTATACCTGATTTTAAAGTATTAACAGGTAATTCAAAAGTGACATTGTTACTTAATAATTATCCATCGGGAACCGCTGCAAGTTCACCGCTTGGACCCTTTA